TGCACATTTCAATAGTTCTTTTGGACGTTTAGGTCTAAACACAGACAACCCTAACGGCGTTTTAAGTGTTGTTGATAACAACGTAGAAGTAATAGTCAGTTCTCCTAGAGACAACCTAGCACAAATAGGAACTTATACTAATCACGATCTAGAACTAGTAACTGATAACTTACCAAGAATTGCTATAAAGAGTAACGGGCAAGTTGTGTTTGGAAACGAATCAACTAAAAATGCTGATGTTAGAATCTACGGAACTCTAACTGTTGATACTGTTGTTGCTGATAACAGAATTGACAGATATCAACCTTTAGAATTTAAAACCAGCAGAGATAGAGCAATCTACGGTCAAGGACTTATTTGGACCGGAACTGGTAATATGCGTCAGTTTATCATGATGGCTGGCCCAGATAGATTATGGAGTACTGAATCAATCGACTTAGCAGAAGATCAAAGTTACATGATTAATGGTGTTTCATTACTTTCATCAAAAGGACTAGGAAGCTCTGTTACACAATCAAACATTTCTAAATTAGGAACTTTAGAAGAATTAAATGTAGAAGGCGAAGCAACTTTCTTTGAAAGAATCAATGCTACACGTTCTGTTATTAATGCTAAAAACATTTTGTTTAATGACGGAAATGAATTTACTATCACAAACAGTCGTTTAGCATCAAATCAAAAAATTGTACTCGAAGTATTAGGACAAGAAACATTTTACGCAGATCGAAACGAAATTGCTATTGGCGATAAACAAGACAATAGAAAACCAGTTAAAGTATTCGGTCAAATGACTGTAGGAATCAATACGCCACCAGAGGGTGTTGATTTTGCTGTTAGTGGAAATATTCAATTTGCAAACAAAAAATTTGTAACTGGTACGAGTGCGCCAAATAGCGGTTCATTCAGCAAAGGAGATATCTGCTGGAATTCCAATCCAACTGTAGACAACTATATTGGTTGGGTTTGTATTGACGGCGGCGCTCCAGGACAATGGTTACCATTTGGCACAATTAGTCGCCAATAATGTTGACTCTATAATACAAAACTGTATAATTACATTATGCGGCCTTAGGCGTCATCCCGCAATATAAATTCTGCCGCCATTGCTAATCTAAAGGAGATAACAATGGCAAAATTCTATTCAACAAAAACTTACGGAAACGATCGCGGCTTATCATGCTGTTTTAGACAATGGCGTGCCACACATAGTCACTGCTCAACACTACACGGATATTCAATTGGTATCAAACTCATATTTGAATGTGATACACTAGATGACAAAAATTGGTGTATGGACTTTGGTGGACTAAAGGTATTCAAAGAGTGGGCAGACTATATGTTTGACCATACTTTGGTAATTGCAGAAGATGACCCTATGCTGGATCGTTTTAAAGAAATGAGTGGCTGGAGTTCAAATCCAGAACACGATGGCAATGCGGAGCGTGTGCAAGTAGAACCATATCGCAGACAAGGTGTTTGCGATTTACGCATTGTACCTGCTGTAGGTTGCGAAATGTTTGCTAAAATGGCATATGACAAAATGGCAGAGCTGTTAGCAAATGGTAATATGCGTTATCCAATCAATCCAAGTGTGAGAGTTAAATCTGTTGAAGTGTTCGAACATGGAGCCAACTCAGCAATCTACGAAGGATAAAATGTGGCGCATTTGGGCTAAAGCTCTAGGCGAAAAAGCAGGCAGTTCGGACGCCGAGGCGGACCGAATCGCTTGCATTCGTACGTTAATTGTGTTAATATACATTATCACAAACTTTTTCATAATTGCAGGCGTTATAAGGCATTGGTAATGGGCAAAATAGGCTTTGCGTGTAAATGGATCGATCACGCCGATCAAGTAGATGGCATCAAAAAAGATGCCGATGCAAGTCAGTATAACACTGGCACAACAACCATAACTTGGTTAAATAAACAAAGCAAAGACGTTGCCGAACAACGCTTGTGGGACCTGATGGTTCGAAACATTACGGCTACAAAAAATCTTGTAGACCGTGTAGGAGGTCTTGATGAAAATCTTAGGATGGTTCGCCTTAGTAGCGACATTCTTCCTGCTTATACCGAGCCTAGCTGGAGTTATTTTTGGCGTAAGTCTGACGTTGTCAGCTATCTTGAGCGCAATTTTAGCCTTATCGGTGATAGTGCTCGTGCAAGCGGTACCCGTGTTTCTATGCATCCTGGCCAGTTTGTTGTTCTTGCTAGTGTTAACGAAGGCATTGTTCAACGATCTATAGAAGAATTTGAATATCATACCGACATGGCTCGATACATGGGCTACGGTAAGAAATTTCAAGACTTTAAGATTAATGTACATATCTCAGGCAAACAAGGCCCAGACGGCATTAGAAGTGCTTACAAACGACTTAGTCCTGAAGCACGTAATTGCATTACTATCGAGAATGAAGAAAATTCTTGGGGTTTAGATGACTGCCTTACTATTTCTGATCTTGTCCCTATTGTGCTTGATATACATCATCATTGGATCAGAGAAGGAGAATACATTGATCCTACTGAGGACAGAATCAAGAAGGTTGTTGATAGTTGGCGCGGCGTTCGTCCTACTATGCATTACTCCGTATCTCGAGAAGATATACTTGTTGGGCATTGCCCAAACACTATGCCAGATTACAAACTGCTCTTAGAATCTGGATACAAAAAACAAAAACTAAGAGCACATTCAGATTTTTACTGGAATTACAAAACTAACGAATGGGCAATAAATTTTCTAAACCAATTCGACATCATGTGCGAAAGCAAGGGCAAAAACCTCGCCAGCATGGAACTGTACAATCAGGCTCAAACTTATCTAGAGAACAATTAATTCATCGTATTGAAACTCTTCGAGAGCGACTCGAAGAGTTGGATCAGCAGGCTGTATCCGACGATATCGGCAAGCAAAAAGAAAAGATACTGATTGAATTCAATCAGTACCTAGAAAAACTTAAAAGATTCGATTAAGATTGTTTTGGTTGTTTTGGCTTGCGTGGCTTTTTGGCTGCTGCAGGTTTCTTTGCACGAGGCTTTTTAGCAGGTGCTACTGACTCCACCATAGCTTGTGATGCTTGTTCAGCAACCGGTGCTGGTTCTGCAACCACAGGCGTTTCAACCTTGTACGGTGCTGCTTCTGGTTGTGTTGCTTCTGCTGTTTTACTGCCAAATAGTTTTTTAAAAAATCCAATCATGATTGATTTTCTCCTTGTGATTTATTTATAATTATATATGCTACTATATTAAAATATGCATAAAAATTTACCAATAGTCGTTGTAACTTGTATACGAGACCTGCCAATGTTATGTTTGCAGGCTGAAAGTATGAAAACTTACTACAACACTTGGTTGCCCAAAGATTATGCTAAAACAGATTTATATATTGTTGTAAACGAACCCAAGGAAAAGCTCGATCACTGGAATGCACACTTTGAGCACATATCTAAAGAATACGATCGATTTAATGTAACAGTTTTATACAGAGATCAATTTATAAATGATTGGAATACATGGATACCTAGTGATAAAAATCCTTGGGCAGTAGGTTGGGAAACACAACAAATACTCAAATTAGCGATAGCTGAAAAAATTCAAGCTGTTGGTTACTTTTTATTAGACAGTCAAAATTTTTTAACAAATGCATGGGGTACATCCATGTACCCAATCATAGACGGCAAGTTGCCCTACAGGCCGGCCATTTTTAATATGCCTATGTCTATATGGGAAGACTATTCTAATATTCTAAATCTCCAAAATGTTAAACCCAACGAAAAGACTTTAAACATTTGCACTCCGTTATTTTTTAATACAGAGCTAGTTTGTTCACTGCTAAAAACAAAATCTACTCTGGGTGAATTTTCGTCGTGGTTTAGGACAGCATCTAGAATCAAAAGTGAATTTACCCTTTACTATCTTTGGGCAGAAAAGCAAGGGGGTTTTGATAAATTCCACTACGAGGCTCCTAGCTGGGCTGGCCACTTTTTAAGAGATAACAAGAATTTTAGTTTAGAATTTGCTAAGTTCATCGACAGCATAGGAAAAATACCCCATCAAGCCTGGGTATCTATAAATCATAGAGCCTGGGGAGATATGACAGACGAACAATATCAATTGCTTAAAATAAAAATAAGAAATTTGGGATTATACGATAGTCACTTTGACAAGTATCGTGAAGAATACGTAGATATAAAAATATAGTGACAAGTGCCAATTTACCTCGTGCTCACGTTGGCTGTGCTACCCAGAAACAGGGAAAAAAGTAGCTTGAGGATCCTTGGATGCCCTGTTGACCACTTGACTGAATATTTATAGGTAAATATTAAACCATGTATAATTTTATCAAATATGTTTTAAACGAAGGCAAAACAACTAAGACCTTAACGCAAACTCCGCTACCTTACGGAAAAACTGAACTCGGGCGTAGCCTAAGTAAACAGTCGCTGGACTATCATTACGGTAAACTTTACAAAGCCTATGTAGATCGATATAATTCAGGTGAAGGCGATCCAGATTTTAACGAAGCTGGCGCATTCTTGCATGACTTATATTTTACACAATTTCAAGCACCAAAAGGCACTAACAAGCCAGATGGGTCTGCGGGCGAGTTTATTGCTAAACATTTTAAAGACTTTGATAATTTTAAGAAAGAATTTGAAAAAACTGCTATGTCTATTCAAGGCAGCGGCTGGGTGTATCTAGCTCGTAATGGTGAAATTAAAACCATTAAAAATCACGAAATTAAGATGGATATTGTATTCTTAATTGACTGGTGGGAACATGCCTGGGCATTAGATTATCAAGCTGATAAAAAGGGTTACCTAAACAATCAGTGGAAAATCGTTAACTGGAACGTTATTAGTTCTAGAGTTGGTCTATCGTCTTAAGACTACTGACAGGCATATCCCAAACTTTTCTCGCTTCTACGCCTTTACTCTGGGCAAACTTTTTAGCATCGCAGTCACCGCAAACATGATAGACGTTATTGTTTAAGCGTTTAGGATCCATGTTGCCCTTGTCGCGCTTAAACATGCCGCTGCAACAATCGCACTGAAATATCAGCACAGTTTTTTTACGCATATAGGCATGCATAGTACCATACTTGCTCTTGCGATAATGGCATTGTTGTGCGTATTCTTGTCCTAAGTACATAATTGTATTTACATTAAGGTTATAAAATCCTTTTGATAAATACCATATCGAGGGCAATCATGATTACTATTTCCCAGTCAGCAAAAGAAAAAATTAAGGATTTACTCTATGAAGAAGGCAATCCTAAACTAGCTCTGCGTACTTTTGTACAAGGCGGCGGATGCAGCGGTTTTAGCTATGGTTTTACGTTTGATGAAGAAGTAAACGAAGACGATTTTGAAATCCCTTTGGACGAGTTTAAAGTGCTAGTAGACAGCATGAGTATGCAGTATCTGCAAGGTGCAGAAATAGATTATAAAGAAGAGCTAATGGGCTCTCAATTTACAATAAAGAATCCTAACGCAACTACTACTTGCGGTTGCGGGTCAAGTTTCGGAGTATAAAATAAATGTCAAAACAAATTATTGATATCGGTGTACAGGGTAACGACGGTACTGGTGACAGTATTCGCGAATCGTTTAGAAAAGTAAACGAAAACTTTACAGAGCTGTACGCTGTATTTGGTGTAGATGGCGCAATCAATTTTACAGATTTAAGCGATACTCCTAAAACCTACGACCCAAATCAAATTATCGTTACCGACAACGCTGGTGAAAAATTAACAGCTAGAAATATTGTAGCAGAAGGTGCTATTAGTATTAACACAGACGATGATGCAAACATTGTCTTTACTGTTGACCAAACAGGTTTATCGGGCGACTTAGATCCTAGACTTGCTAACCATTTAAATGCTAACGGACTTAGTATTGTTCGAATGGCAGATCCTAGTGCTTCCATCGTTAGCTCATGGAATGCAACGCATCCTACAGCACAGACAACTCTAAACCAGATGCCTGTTACTGTAAACTATGCAAACAATAACTTCTTAAAAGTCAGCACAGGAAATACAGTTTCAGGAGCATTAAAGCCTCGAGCAGAACCAGATTTTCCAAATTATCTTGATGCCGATTATGATCCAGATCTAACAGGCAATTATCTTTCAACTGAAGCAGTTCAACGTAAATTCCTAGTTTCTCGTAAGGGAGACACAATGACAGGCAAGTTGACACTATCAGACCATCCAGCGCCTTTAGAAGGTTATGGTACTCCTAACGGTGCAAGCGATTTACAAGCTGCTACAAAATTCTATGTTGATAACCAAGTTTTCTCAAGTGCTGTAAATTTATATGTTAGTCAAGCAACTGGCGATGACTTACAGCAAAAAACTCCAATTGGTAAGGAAGGACGCTTCTGGCAGTATGCTTATAAGTCAATTGGTGCTGCGGCTCTTGCAGCAGAGAATATCATTGCTCTAGCTAATCAAGAACCTGGACCTTATCGTCAAAAATTGAGCTATACTATTGGGCCTGATCAAACATTTAGTACCATTACCAATGTTACATTACAAGACGGTAATACAGCAGTAACTGGTTACCAAGATGGTTTTGACTTATTACAGTTAAACAAAGAATTCATTCAAGCAGAAACTATTGCTTATATTAACGAAAAATACGTTAATACATTTACATATGATAAAGCTAAATGTCAACGAGATGTTGGCTACATCCTAGATGCTGTTGGTTATGATATTGTTCTAAATACAAACTTTAACAGTAATCGAGCTGCAACTTTCTATTTCAATGGAACCGGTGAGAAAGTTTTAGGAACACAGTTAAGTCAAACTATCGAAGCTATCAAATATGCAAGAGATGAAATTTTAAATTTCTCTTATGACAACACAGCTCTTAGCGTTTATATTGGTCAAGTTATTGATGCTCTATGTTACGATCTTGTTTTACAAACAAACCTTCAAAGTATTTTTGTAGGTATATTATTTCCTTATTCAAATACTGATGTTAGCGTAACACAATTAACAGCAATATTAATTGATCTACAAGAAAATATTCAAGCATTACCACAAGTTAGTACAATTCCAGCTGCATTATCGTCAATACAGCAAAACATTAATGCAATTATTAATATAATTTCTGGCGATGAAATTCCAACTCCTGTATTCACAAGTCAACCAGATACGTTACAAGGACAAGAAAGCGCGAGAGATTTAATGTTAGCAAACATCGATTTCTTACAAGCTGAAACAGTTGCTTATCTTGGAGCTGAATATCCAAACTTATCCTACGACAGAGTTATTTGTAAACGAGATATCCAATATATCTCTTGGGCATTAATTTATGATTTTATGTACGGTGGACAAAGTCAAACCGTATGGGCAGGACTTAGATACTGGGATGGTTTACAACAACTAATTGCAGGTTATGAAGTTGCTCCATTCTTAGATTTATTAGATTATATCAAGACTCTAATTGTTTCAATTGTTAATAGTGATAGTCCTGCTACAGTTTATCAACAAAGTGTAAAACAATATCGAAACGAAACATTACTAAACGGTGGCGTTGTTGTATCATCAACCGATACAAATATTACAATTTTAAAAAGTATAATAGAAGACTATACAACTGCACCAATAGCAATGCTTCCAAGTTTCACTTCTGCAGCTAGTGCATTAAAAACAGCTAGAACAGCTATACTATCTGGAAAAGCAACATATCAATCTGATGCCGTTACATACATCGAAGCAAACTTTCCA